CTTATCGGAGTTCAATCTACTCAGTCCATTTGAACACTTCATCAAGGCCGTTCAGTATATGTGGCCCACTGATGTGGTCATTAAAAATAGGGGCTATACGAATACCCAACTTTTGAGGACATTGGAAGAACTCTGCAACAATGACGATGTAGTTCTCGCGGGCGCGGCATCGATGGGAAAGAGCTTCCCTGTTGCATTGTGGGTTTACTTGGATTGGTGTGCCGCACCGCACTGCACATCTGCTTGGGTGGCTACGACTACTCTTGGTGCTTCGGAAGACCGTATTTGGGGTATCATCTCAAAGCTGTGGAAGTGTGCTTCAAACCAGATCGGAAACCTTGTAGATTACAGGCACATGATTGTGTGGGGCGGGGCTACGGGCGATGATGATAAGGACTACCGCAATGCGATTAAGGCTCTGGCATTCCCACAAGGTAACGAGGGCCAGAAAGCAGTCGATACCACCCGTGGTAGGAAAAATGACAGAGTGCGCCTAGCTCTTGATGAGTTGCCGGAAATGGAGATGGGTGCGCTGACTGCGAAAGTGAACCTTACCTCCAACGACGACAAGGTTTTTATTGGTATCGGCAACCCTTCTGTCGGTGATAATCCTCACACTCGGTGGTGTATGCCAAAAGGCGCTACGAATTTTGATGGTGTGGATATGGGGATGGATAAGTGGGAGACGGAGACTGGCATCTGTTTGTTCTACAACGGCATGAAGTCCCCGAACTTCCAAGCCCCGGCTGGAGAGCCGTCTCCTTTCCCATTCCTTATGGACAGGACGAAGCAGGCGCAGATGCTTAAGCAGTGCTATGGGGACGAGAATGCTGTGGACTATGTTCGCAATGCCATCGGATGGTGGCCCAAGTCCGGCTTTGCCCAGACGATCCTGACCGCAGATGTGATCCGTAATGCCAATACCAATGAAGAACCACTATGGGACTCTGAAGGGTTGGTCAAGGTCGCGGGATTCGATACCGCCTTCACTGCCGGAGGGGATAGGTGTGTGCTGACTATCGGGAAACTTGGCTATGTGCGCGGGACGAGGAATCGTGTCCTCTATGTGGAGAAGCAGCACATCATTCAAATATCTGCTACTGCTAGCGCGGAATTTGAGATTCAGTTAGCCACAGAAACTGTTCGTATCTGCCGCGAGGCGGGTGTGGAACCAAAACGATTCGGTATGGATGTCTCTGGTGATGGCGGGCGGGTGGCTCAAGCCATCATACGAGAGTGGCTCAAGTATGAATCCAGCGGGCACAGCATCGTGCTAATTAGCTCAATGGGTAAACCAACCGACCGAATCGCCGCCGATGTCGATAAGCGTCCATGTAATGAAGTTTATGACAGACTGGTATCTGAATACCATTATAGCATATTTCACGGGTTTAAAAGTCGTGTGCTATTTGGAGTGGATTACGCTACAGAACTGGGGCGGGAACTCTGCCTGCGGAGATACTTCATAAAGAATAAGAAGATTAGTATCGAAACTAAGAATGATTACAAGGCGCGGATTGGCTCATCGCCTGACCTTGCAGATAGTTTCAGCTATGCCGTAGAGATGGCCCGCCGATACGGACTCGTTTTTATCGGTAACGATAAACCTGTTCCGACTAATCGATTCTGGGCGCGGGAAGAGAAGAAGGTCGAGATGCCCGACGAAGAGTATGCCTCGCAAGATTGGGGCGAGGATTAAGCCGCCTCCCACTGGCGCTCTACACGATCCTCAAACCACACGACAAATGGATTCCAATCGCCAGATTCTGGCTTATCAATTTTTACCAAAGGGATGATCGTGGGTTCCACCCAATCATCCGGCGCAGGGTAGGGAGCCAAGGTATCCAAGCGCGGATTACCTTCGTCATCCAATACAATTGAAATAAGTTCTTTTGTGCCGTCTGCGAATAATACTCCGTAGGTCTTCATAATTATGTTCCGTAAGCTACTTCTACCACATCAACAGACGCCACCCAGCGCCATGTCTCTGATGCAATTCCAGTAACTTCCACCTTGAGCGCATCGTTAGTATCATCCGCTGTGATGCTAATGCTGGTGCTTGCTGCCTCATCCGTTCCGATGGTGTTCACCGTTCCGACGAGTGAAGTGGTAGCCGCGACATTCTTGATGGAGAACTGGCGAATGTAACTTGCCGCTGCACTACCATCGCTCTTGATCCCCGCGATGTTGATTGTGCCTGTGAGGTATTTTCCAGATGGGATTGTAAGGCGGGTTGCGGAGCCGTCTAAGAAAAGCTCGACTGCGCTGTTCGTTGTCGTCTTGTTGCGAAGCACGAACCGGGCGCGCTGGGCATCGCCGTTAGAAGCAAAGCGACCGGAGGCGTGAGCGTGCATACCACGGCGATCTGCAACCGCTTGCTGACCGCCAAGAATTCCACTATTGGAGCCAGTAGTTTGGTTGCTTACACCTCCAGCAACCATACTTTCTCCAGCTTGTGCAAATACAGCATTTCCAAATGCAATTGCTGCGGTTTGTGTGGCAAAACTTCCAACACCTCCTGCAAATGAATACTCTCCACTTGCAGTGTTGCCCCATCCCAATGCAATAGTTCCACCATTTGATGCCGTATTTCCATAACCAGCAGTAAATGAATTAGCACCACTCGCAACTTGTGCCGCTGATCCGCGTTGCAATTGTAAATCAACAGCGTAATTCCCACGGGCATTTCCGCCACTTGCTGCGCCGTTGGGCTTTTGAGCAAGCAGCGCCCCCGTGCCTTTAGGCGAGAGGACGAGGCTGGAGTTGGTCTCGGAATGCGCGTTGACGATGGCGACATTGGCCTGCGTGGAGGTGGTGGCGTCTTCAATGCTGATCGCGCTCCCTTGAGCCGTAACTCCTCCAGTCCCATCCGCCCTTGGCACAGCATTGTCCACCGTGCCCAGCGTTCCGGCAATCGTGCCTGTCCCGCCCACGATGACTTCCGCGCCAGCAGAGTCTTTGATGTAGGCTTTATTGTCGCTCTTGATGTAAAGGGCTGCGTCACCGCTGTTCGGTGTAAGTCCGGTGCTGTGCGTAAAAATCGCGGCGTTTGCGAAGTGTCGGTCTGGTGAAGGCATGATTCATTACTATGCACATCCTTCTTGGCGATGCAAGATGTTTTATCGGTAACGATAAAAGAGGCGAGGGTCGGAATCGAACCGACGAATACAGCTTTTGCAGAGCCGTGCCTTACCACTTGGCTACCCCGCCAAAAAAGACCCGCCCAATTGCGCATTGTTAAGAGGCGGGGCGGGGCAAAATGGTTTGCGATGGAGTTCAGGTCGCTCGGCTGCTTGATGCGCTTCCTTGAAAAAGCACGGTTTCCCGCGTCAAGTAAGGGGAACGGTCGGCCCATACGGACTCCTGTTCGCCCGCCCCAAGCTACGACTTAGTGGCGTGCCGCCCTCAATGCTCCACCGCAAATTGTTTCCCCCGCCGCGATGCTCCTCCGGACAACCAGAAGCCTTGCCACATCGCGCTTTGCCCGCGCAATCCGTGGGCGCTTCCACGGCTATCGCGCCTCGCGGGCATCGTCTGACATAGGAACGGGGAAAGAACTCATCCTCTGCGGTTTTGCCCGCGCCATGGAGACGCGCATCGAACCGTTCGGACTCGTCCTAAATTGTTTCAAAGATCAAGTCTGGCTTTATATGCCAAGACTATTCTAGGACACCTTCCAGTTCAAGCGCATTCGCCAGTTCCTCTTGCACCGTGATGAGTGCGTGTATGTAGCCTTCGCTCGTCTTCTCTAGCGGCTCGATTTTGCGAATGTTCTCTTTCTGTATCCAGCAGTCGTTGTAGTCCTGCATGAAGCGCAGTTTGTTTGGTTTATCGTCAACGATAAAACCCCTGCATGTGACTAAGCTCTCAAACTTTGTATTCATAAATTAGGTATCCCCTTTCTCTTGCCCACGCGGGATTTGCGTGGATTCTATCGTGACAGGATCGGCAGCAAGCCATGAAAGTATGCTTCGCGAGGAGGTTCTTTCCTCTCCCGCTTTTGTGGTGGATGTCTGTTGCTTGCCCGCCGC